ATAATTAATATATTTTTACTTTTCATTTATTTAAAATTTAAACGCCATTCCTTTGCGTTTATAATTATCATTTATTAAGTTTATATTATCCCTGGTTAAATTGCTAGTTATAAACTCATTTAAACTCATTGGGGATCCGCTAGGAATTCCAAACAAATATTCTTGCCGTTTACCAAACGTTTTTATTAAATAAAGTATATCAGCGTCATTTTTTACCCTTGACACCTGATAACCAGCGTCAGCTTTATTGTCGTTTAATGCGCTATACCTTAAATCGTTATATATAATATCAGCTATTTGATCCCATTCAGCCTTAGACTTTGTTAAAGATATACCCCTAACGTTTAAATTCTTTTCTTGTTCTAATACATTTGCAGCGTCCGACTTTTCTTTTGCCTTTTCTTCCTCAGTTTTAGTAATACCCAAACTTTGAAACAATGGCTTTATAACTATTAAATAAGCCGCAACGGCTATCCCAACAGTAGTTAATAATTTTTTATTTTCTTCAGACACTTTCATATAAATATTATTTCATAAATCCAAGCAACATCTTATAAGTACTTTGATCAATATTGGCTAAATATAGTAAGTGATCGCCATACTGGCTATCTTTTGTACTTAAAATTTCAATGGCTTGTAAAGCCTTTTCTTTTTGTTCGTCAGGAACTCCAGAAAGCGTTGCTAAATTAGCGGCGTTATTTTTAGGCGACATTATTTTATCTAAAAAACTGCAAGCGTGTCCAATAATTACGTTTAAAGCTTCAGGATTATTTAAAATTGCCCCTAGTGTGTTAGGCTTTTCTTGTTCTTCTTCGTATTCTTCAGCACTTAATTTTGATATTATTAAATTTTGCCCTTCAATCATTTTTTCCATCAAACGATTAAAATTTTCGTTTGGTTGTTGTTGTTGTTGCATTCCAGCCATCATTGGCAAATATCGCTCAGGTTTATTTAATTGGAAAACTATTGAAGTAAGATTGTCGTTTTCTTTACTTTTTGGATTTTTCTTTTTTTCAATTAACTGTAAAATGTAAGGGTTGGTATTATCAACGTTTTGTTGTACCGCCCTTAAAGCGTCAGCTAATTTTTGTGATCCTATTTCTTTCTCATCTTCGTCAAAAGAAAAACGGCAGTATTCAAATTTTGGGCTTGTTCCAGCGTATATTTTATAATGCGTCGCTGGGCTATTTTCATAATAGTCTATCACGTCCTCTATGCGATGTAACTCGGGCTTAAATACTGCCATTTTTATTTTATTTATAATTTATAGTAAACTCCTAAAGCATATACGCAATTTGTCGTTGCTGGTGCGCTTGCAAGAGAAATAAAACTTTTTGTCCAACTGATTATCATGTTATTGATATCGGGTAAACTGTTTGTGTATGGATTGGTTGCGCTATTAATAATATTACTAAAAGCCAATAAAGGCGCGTTATATATCAATTGCAAATCACCGCTATACAAAGTAATAAAACTTTTTTTCAAATCTGCCTCAGTTACCAAAGTACTACCAGTATTAGGCGACGCGCTTAATGTGCCTGGGGTATAAACCTGAATGGCACTAATTAAGGCGCCTGACAAGTTGGGAAGATTGGGCAAATAATATCTGGTATTAGTCGATGAAGTTGGTATTAAAACCTCAACAGACTCAAACCTATTTATTAAAGGCATAATTGTTAATTTAAAATGTTATAAAAAGCCAGGCGTTTGCGCCCACCTGGCAAAGCGGCGATTGGGATCGGCTTTTTTATTTTACGCTTGTAACGTTCTGACATAGAATTGTGCGGAAAATTGCTACAATACGACTATTAGATTTTACGCTTGAAATAGCAGCTGGCAAAACAATGTTAGCAACAATGTTTGCACCACCATTTAACAATACGTTTGGCTCAATTGGGTAAAATCCATTATCTCCAGCGTCTAATTGATCTATTGGGAAAACAGTTTGAGCTGTTATGCCTACACCTCCCTGAGTCTGTGGTACATAATAACTTCTAAGTATATCTAAACCTGGCATTACCAATTGATTATTTACATTTAGCGTGAAGAAACCCGAGTATAATGCAAGGGCTGCGCTAGCTTGTGCAGTTGAAAATTGTCCTGTTTCAGTTGACGGGTAAGATAATACTTTATAAGCCGCGTCTGTTGAACTTGTTGGACAAGCCAAACCAATAAACATAGAGCTAACAACATGAATATCTTGTAAGTTAACTGGCTTCATGGTATTAAAAATAGTACTTGAATTGTCCGTAATAACAATTGGCAAACGGTAATTAGTAACACTTGAAGAAATAGCTACCTCAGATCTTACATAAGATTGAGTAAGTACGGCTTGACTAACGTCATAACCTTGAGACTGAATAAAGCTGCGAGCGTTTTCAAACGTCAAACGAGCTGATATAGAATTGATCATTTTATTAAATTTAAATTTTAATGTTTGTTAAATTTTTATTTTTATTATATTATCCACACAAAACGGCTGCGCTGCGCGTGTCCATTCCGTAATTATCCATACCAGCAACAACGCCGCGAGGATTGCTTGTAGATGGAGCCAAAGACATGTAACGTTTTGCAATTACTGGTAAACCAGATAATACTCCAGTTGATTGCACTAATTCAAGACCTCCAACTGTAACCATACCAGCACCAATAGCGTGTACCATTGGGTTTTTAATAAATCTAGGTAACAATAAACCTACTGCAATTGGCGCCCCAGCAGCTAAGTATTTTTTGTAGCTGTTGTCTAAGCTAGTGCCATTAATTGTATTGCTTACAAATCTAGCAGCTACACCGCCGCCAATTGCTAGCAACGCGTCTGTAATTCCTGTGCTAACTCCGCTCATTCTTTTAGAACGTCTGCGATGAGTAGCGTGTTTTTTGGTGTGTTTTTTTCTACGAGCCATTTTATTTTTTTTTATTGATTAATAAAGGTGAAAATCGGTAATTATAATAATTTTTTTAATTCTGCTTTTTGAATTTTTAATTCTTTGTTATACGCCTGATATTCTTTCATACTTCTTTTAAAAGAATTTTTTTGCAATGGTGTATATTTTTTTTCTTTTAATAATTTTTGGATAGTAGCAATATAGTGATCATTCATTTCAATTTTTCTAGTAATCATTTGAAAATGATTAATAGTAATATCTTTTAAATTACCAATTTTTTTAGACATATGCGCGTGTTGGGCTTCGTCTAATTTATCCAATTTATTAAATAAATTTTTTGATGTTGTTTTTGCAGCGTGTACTTTTTTTAAAATAACTTTTTCGCTAGGTTTTTTTGATATTCTTTTTTTAACAACTTTTTTTATTGTTACTTTCTTTTTTACTACTTTCTTTTTTCCTACTGGGCTTTTGCCTTTATGCTTACTTGCATAAATAGCTGAAGCTTGCTTTACATAGTCCGTCCATTTAGCAAAACGTTTTGGAAATTTTTTTCTTAAACTTTTAGCTTCTTTTAAAATATTTTGCAAAGCAGTCATATTATTTTTTCTTTTTTGTTATAAAATAAACAATTAAACCAACGGCAGCAACTCCGCCAATAATTAAAGGCGTTGAAATACCGCTTGTTGTTGTTGTACCTGGTGTAGTTGATCCGCCAAACAAATTATTAAAAGCATTTGGCTCGGCTGCCATTTGATTTTTTGAATTAATAAAATATTTTTTATCCAATAAACCTTTGCTTATTGCTTCATTGATAATATAAGCTAGATCAGTATTTTTTGTAGCATCCCAAATTGTAGGCAGCCATTCAATACGGCGCATTGACTTAAACGGCTCAGGTACCTCAGGCGCAATCCCTTGACTTGTACCAGCTTTAAACCATGGCTTTTTTTGTCCATCAAAACCGACTTGCTGATACCATGTAAAAAATATACCTAACGCTTTATCCCATTCTTTATTTTTGAAAGCAATGTCTAACAAATAACTGTCTGAGTGACCAGGTATTAAACCGCTAACTAAATTTACAAGCGATAAAATTGAATTTCCAAACGGCACCGCGTCAGCAATTCCTTTTGAAACATCACTAACAATAGTATTACCTTGATCTGTTTTTTTTGTTGCAAAATCAAATAAGCCGCTCATTTGAGAATTGCTATTAATTCCGCTCATTGCCATTAGTGCCATATTTTCAATTTTTTTATCTTTAAAGTAATTGGGTTGTTTTTTTTCGTTGAAATAATCTAAAACACCATCACACCATATTTCGTTATTGCTTCCTGGGTTAATTACGACAAAAACATGCTCAGGTGTTTTTGAGCCGTCATAACTTGCAAACCGATAAGCTAAATCAAACTTTTGTCCCGTATTCCTTCTGTATGCGTCTAGCAAACCAGCAAAGAGCAATGAAAAATGTTTGCAGTCGCCTTTTTTTGTTGCTAAAATATAAGAGGGTGTACCAACTGTTTGCGTATTTTCAGATTCAATTTGGTATTTTATATTTTCTTTTAAATAGTTAAAAATTCTTTTTGCAGTACTGTAAACGTCGCCATTATCAAAATAAGAAAATATTTTATCGTAATCGCTTAAAGATCTATTGTGCTGCCTTAAAATTGCGTTAATTATGTCATTAGTTGACTGGTCATAACTAATTATTTTCTGTTTATTTTTAAAACTATCTAATTGAGATAATAAATTCATTTATGGCAATTGTATTTGATAATTTATAGGAAAATAAACAAAATCAACAACTAAATTACCTTTTAATTCAATTATCTCATTTTTAAATTTATTTGAAATTAAAATAATTGCAGCGTCTGCTAAATTTAAATTAACGTCAAAACTTATAACCGTTTTTTGTTTTGCCTGAATGGTTGTGTTAAGATCCTGGTATATTGTTCCTACAATTTTATTTTGCAATAAAATTTCTGCAATAATTTTTTGGACGTCGGCGGTTGTGTCGGTAGGATTTTCAATTTCTAATTTTACGTTAACAATTGGCTTTAAAAAAGTTCCGCCAGCAAAACCAATATTTTTTAAAACAATATTTATTTTTTGCGCTAAAATAATTTTTTTGTACGCCAACCATCCCAGGAAAGCAACGCCAAGAAAAATTAAATTTTTAGACATCAAAAAAAATTAAAATTGATAAAATTTGAAAATCGGTAACCAAAAATACAAAAAAATTTTAAAACAACAATTTTTTTTTGCGAACGTGTGTATGTGCGGAACGGCTGAAGGGTAATGGCCCCCCCCCTAAAGGGGGGGCCATTCCAGCCGTTCCGTACCCGTTCAGTAGACAAAATAACCTTAAAAAATAGGTAAAAATATACACAAAAAATCCCTAAAATTTAGGGGTGTTATTATAAAAAATATATATTTTAAATTTTACCGATTTTCACCTTTAAAAAAGACCTTATGTGAAAAATTTTTTGTAGTTCCGCAATAAAAATTTATTTCAATTGCTTTTTTAGTCAAAGCAAAGTCAGTAAAGCGTTGTAGCGATTTTTGATTGTTTAAAATATTGCGGTATTTGTAAGGCTTTTTTTGATCATCAAAAAAAATTGCGGTAAAAAATTTGGATGGTAACATAATTTTGTTATTTTTGACATGAAAATCGGTAAAAAGCAAAAAAAATCCCAGTTATTAAATCAATAGAACTGGGATTTTTATGCCTATTTTTTTTGTAAAATTTTTTCAAGACTGTTAAGAATTGTTAACATTCGCAGTCTTATTCTTTCCCTTTTTTGATCCTTAGTTTCTTTCTTAGCTTTTCTATTTCCCATGATAATTTTATTGAAATAAAAAGCATCGTCATTTTTATTTTGTTCATCATTTTTCATTTTAATTTTGTTCGTTTATTGCTTCTATTAAAGCCATTGCTTCATAATAATTTTCCTCCATAGATAAATACATTTTACCGAGAACAAAACCTATTTTAATGCTTTGCTTATCGCTTTCATTGCATAATTTATCAATACATTCTAAATGTTTTTTAAATTGAAAATACAATATTTCAATTGTATGAATTTGTGAGCTTGTTAATTTGTAATTTTTTAATTCTTCATTCATAAATTTTTGTTTTTATATTTTTTAAAATTGTTTTCTGTAATCAAAATATTCGTTTTGAGTATTTTTTGAAATGTAATTTTTGTCCTTAAAAAACTTTAAATAACTTTTTGAAAAATTAATACCTCTGTTTTCAATTTTTGAAATTTCGGTTATTAAATTTTCGTACTTAAAGTATTTTTGCTTTTCAAAAATAACGTTTAAATTATTATTGTGTTCCTGGTCTGTGTAATGGCTAAAATGTCTAATTTTAGGCTCGTTAATGGGCAAGGAATTAATTTGAACAAACTTATTGTCGTCAATTGAATATTCAATTTCTATGGGCTTAAAACCGCCTGAAGATCTTAAAAATTTAGGCTCTAAAATAAAGCTTCCGCTTTCTTCTTTTTTTACCGATAATGTACTTTGCGCCCAGCGATCAGTATTACTCCCTAAATGTCCAAGCGTTTTGCCTTCATTTTTTCCAGTATGCAAAATTGCAATTAGTAACAAGTTATTAACAGTTGTTAATTCTTTAATCCATCCAACTACTTCACGACACTCAACTTCATCGTTGTAATTAAGACAAGCGTCCAAAAGCCCGTCCAAAACGATGACGCTACACTCTGGCGTATTTTCTATATATGCCTGAATCATTAATTTTATTGTTTTTGGATTTTCTTTTCGTAAACAAAAACTGTCAAAAAATGTGGGTAACTCGTTAATATCTGCTACGTTTTTAATTCTAGACATGTGCTTGTAAAAATCAAATTCGCTACTTTCAGTATCAATGTATAAAATTTTGTTTCGACCTGGTAAGGTCTGAAGCTTTATACCAAAAATGTCATAAACTCCAAAGCTACTGGCAACTATTGAAGTGGTAAAAGTACTTTTACCACTTTTGGGTAGTCCGTAAAAGGGCTAAGGGCTTACAAATTAATGCAAGCCCTTAGCCCCCGCTTATAATAACATAATTTTGAATTGATCCAATATTTTGCCCTTGAATACTTAAAAGTATTTGTTCTTTATGCGGCTCATAGCCGCGTTTATAGGCGTTTTTTAATAGTTCTAAATAAATTGGGTTGTTTGTCATTAGAAGTTTATTAAAGAGTCAGCTAATAGGGCTAAAATTATCATTACAATAAATAAAATTATATCACGTTTCATAAATTTTAATTTTAAGATTATTTAATTAAATACTCTATCCAGGCTTTTGCGCTTTTTAGCGTTTTATATTCCTGATTAAAAAGATGAATTACGTAAATTTTTCGTTTTGGGTAATAAATTATTGTATACCCTTTGTAGGCAAAGTAGTCCATAAATTAAATTTTAAAGTAAAAAAAAATCCCTAGCAATTAGGGAATTCAGAAAATTTAACATCCATCATTTCGCAGCCAGCAGTTTGAAGAAACGTAACTATGTTGTTAGCTTCTACAAATGCAGCAGTAAAAAATAATGAATGTAATTCAATTGTGTAGACGTACAATGTACGATTTTCGGCGGTTCCGTAAAAAAACCTGAATGTGGCTTTAATCATTTTTGTTTGTTTTAAGTTTGAAGAATAAACAAAGATTAAATAAATAATTTGATATTACCAAATTTTCGGCAAAAAAAAATCGGAGTGTAGAAACACTCCGAATAAATCTATGTAAACCTTCTTCTTAAAACAAACTACGACAAAAATAGTTTTTTTTCCGCATTTCGCCTATTAATTAACCCTTTTACTTTTACGCCGTTATCATATACCCAGCGATCAAATTGAGCGGCAACTGTATTTTTATCTGCTCCGCTATTTAATAATCTAAGCATTAACGAAGCTTTAAAGCCATTAATTCCAATATTATAGACAAAAGATATTAAAGCATTTAACTGGTTATTATTTAAAGGAACTGTTACCAGCTTTTTAATGTCAATTGCATTTTGGCTAGTTTCCATTTCAAGCCATTTTTGTGCTTGTGCTTCGGTTATAATATCGCCTTGTTGTACTTTTCTTTGCTTATCAAAATCGTAAGTACTACCGTAACCTATTGTCCATACTCCGCCGCTATCTTGATAAGCCTTAAGGTACAAGCCTCCTTCAGCTTTTTTTATAAAGTTTAAAGCATTAGTAAGCGTTGAAGCGTTTGTTATTGCACTAATTCCCAAAATACTTAGTATTATTAATATTATTTTATTTTGCTGCGTCATTAAGCGACTTTGTATGATCCTTTGCAGCCCAACCAAGCAGTAATAAGCCTATGGCTCTAATTAAACCTTGTATTCCAGTATTAACGGGAATAACTTCAGAACTTGCTGCTAATACGCCGCCTAGTGTAGTTTTCCAATTGTTCATCTTTCTTTATTTAAGTAATCTAATTTTGTTTCTATTCTAGCGAGCTTGTCTATAATGTCGTAACGATCTGATTTTATCTCTTTCATATCTGCCTCGATTTCTAATAATTTTTTTTTTGTAGTTCCGTAAAAACTACCTATAAAAATTATTGTACCTACAAACGATACCAGGTAAAATATATTTTCCAAATTTGTATTCATATTAAATTAATGTTACCCCAATTTGTTGCGCACTCCATTGATATATAAATTCGTTTCCGTCTGGGCTTGTATTATATATTTCATAATCTTGGCCATCCATAATTAAATTGCCACTTTGCAACTGTGTATTTGTTTCAGTTAGCAATTGGTAATATATTGTTACGCTTGTGCTAAAATTGTCTGATCCTACACAATTTAATTGCGTAGCAGTACCTAAATTTAACGGAAAAATTACGGGTTGTATTTGCTTCATAATTATTTATTTTCTAGTAATTCAATTCTTTTTAATAAATTATCAATAATAATTTGTTGCTCTTGCATTGCTTTTATATATATTCCGTGAAATTGGTTATAATCTATACCTTTTAAACCAGTTGAAGGCGTTTTAAAAACCGCTTCAGGGATTATTTGTTCTACTTCTTGGGCAATAGCACCAATTTGCAAACCTTCGCCATAATTTTTATACCCTTCTATAAATTCAAATTGAATTGCATTTAATTGCATTATGGTATTTAAACCATATTTTAACGGCTCAATATTTTGTTTTACTGATATGTCAGAAACGGGAGCCGATAAATCGCCGTTTCCATCTGCCAAAACTGTTCTTAATCCCGTTCCAGCTAAATTAATTATTCTAGTTATACCCGTTGAAAATATTTCAATTCTTTTAATAGAATTTGTCCAAAATGATAAATTGCCACCAGATGAAAATAAAATTGAACCATCGTTCCATTGAAAAGAATTACCCCCTACTAAATTTACTGAACCTGTTGCTTTAATTGATCCAGTTACTTGTAATTTATTTGTTGTATCGTCAGTAGTTGAGCCAATTAAAACATTTCTAGTTGCTGTTGTAATAGTCATAGCAATATCCCCACCATTTGTAGCAAATGCCATTGAATTTTCTGAACGAATTGCAAAAATAGTACTTCCACCACCATTAATTAACCCTTGACCTGTTCCTATATAACCTAAAGTTGTATTTGTATTATATACGTATTTAGAATTTAAACTTGTTGCGTTTGGCGTTTGTATTATAAAACATTCGGCAGCGCTACCACTTAAAGTTAATGTACCCGTTAAAGTTCCACCCGTTAAAGGCAAATAAGCCGATAAATCAGAAGTTAATGCAATAGTACCCGTTGCGTCTGGTAATGTGTAAGTTCTGTCAACTGTTAAAGCTGCAGTTTGAACAGTTCCATTAGCGCTATTTCTTAAAGTTAATACGCCATAACCACTACCCGTTAAATTTCTACTTAATGATGCTAAAATACTATATCCAGTTGGTTGTACAGTATATTCATCTGCTTGTACACTACTTATAAATACTGCATTATTATTTGCTTTAATTTGCAAAGCAATAGAGGATAAAACAACATTAAAAAAATCAAAAGTATTTGTTGCCGTATTACCAATTCGCCATTTGTTTGTTCCAGTATTTGTAAAAACAATTGCAGACTGGTTGCCAGCCGTATTATTTAATCCAAGCATTGCATTAGTTCCACCAAAATGTAAATCAAGCGTATTTGAAGGCGTTGTTGTATTTATTCCCAATCGATTATTAGTATCGTCCCAAAAAAAAGCTGCATTGTCCTGAGTAACTAAACCAGCGGCACCCGAAAACAATACTGATCCCAAAGTAAGCGCCGTATCTGTTAAACTATTTGTACTTAATCCGCCAGCAGTTATTGAAATACCAACATTAGAAGTATTGCCGTTGGTAGTAACTTGCTGAAGTGTTCCAGCCCCCGAGCTTACATTTGCGATTAATACCCACGCCGTCCCAGTATCTTCATAAATTGCGGAGGTATCGTTTGCTATAAACAATCTTCCAGCATAGCCAAATGCAGGTCTATTTGCAAAAGTATCAGTGTACAAAGCAGGGCTTCCTTTTTGGTTAAGTACATTTACGTTATATGAAAATCCCATATATTAGAATATTTTTTTTACTACGACTAAATTATTTTGCCCACCGCCAGTAAAATTTACTTGCAATGTTGCGTCAGTATATTCATTTTCGTTACCATCTATCACAAAACTTTGAGAAGGTGCTAAACTAACGTTTTCAATTATTGCCGTTGAAGTTCCTAGATTAATAAAAATAATACTGTTACAATCGGTTGGAATTGATTGAGGTAAATTATATGAAATAAAAACTGGTCTATATTTAGTTATCATTTTAGCAAGTATATAATTGTTTTGAAATTTCTTTTTTGTATTTAGCATTAAAATAAGCCAATTGTTCAGGGTTTAACACTTCGCCCGGTGTCGGCTGAATTTGTTTTTGATTCCATTGCGTTGGCGTTGTAATCGTAAACGGTGGCAAATTAACAACCGTTTTTAATGCCATTGGATTGCTTTTGTCCATATCTCCGCCAGGCTGAGTATTTTTATATACTTTGTATAAAAGATAAATTATTGTGCCGTATATTAAAACTTGACCAATACTTTTATAACTATTTTTACTTTTTACTGTTTCCATATTATTTTATAAAAATTTCGTTTTGTAATATCCATCCAGTTTTGTAAGGCTCATTTATTTTAAATTCAACTAAGTATAAATACTCAACGTCATCCTGATCCAATACTTTTAAAGGAACCGAACTTCTAAAGGTGAAAATCGGTGTCATTTTATCGTTTCCGTAAACAATTGATCCAGGTATTGAATAAGCATTTTGAATTGTTGGCTCACCAGCGTACACTTTACCCTTTAATTTCTTTTTAGGCTTTAATATTTTAGCCGCAACAACTCCGCCCAATAATAATAGCAATATTGTTAAATAGCCCTTATTTTTCATTACGATTCATTTGTTAAATTATCAGGTAACATATCAATCGCGTGTAAATTACCTCCGTTTGGTGGTGGCAAAATTGGTGTAACTGGCTTTTTCTTTTTAAAAATAAAATAAGCTGCTAAAATTACCGCACCTATAATTAATATATTTTTACTTTTCATTTATTTAAAATTTAAACGCCATTCCTTTGCGTTTATAATTATCATTTATTAAGTTTATATTATCCCTGGTTAAATTGCTAGTTATAAACTCATTTAAACTTATTGGGGATCCGCTAGGAATTCCAAACAAATATTCT